AATAACTCTCCTAGTTTCTCTCCTAGATCGATGGTTACAAGTGATCTAGCATCAGGAATTGGAAAATAATAAAATATTGCATTGCCCATATTAACGACCTCCAAAGAGAGGAGAAGTAGAAGAACCAAAGGTTTGAAACCTGCGTTCTATTTGTCTAACAAGTTCATCTATAGCATTTGATTCAACTACAGAAGCATTAATTGTTATATTTATACCACCTTGACCCATGCCCATAGTTCTCTGTACTGCTTGAGGCATTTGTCCAGTTTCAGGTACTACAAATTCTCCTCGATGCAATAAAGCAAGCCCTTCTTCCTGCATTCCTGTGAATTTTATGCCACCTCTCGCAGATGGTATATATCGACCTCCTGATCTGAATCCTGCTATACCGATCAATTGTTCTAATCTTCTTCTGAATTCTTCTCCTCTTGCTTCTTGTCTTCTATCTCTTGCTTCTTTTCTCTCTTGTCTTCCCTCTCTCGTGAAAATCGATTTGAAAAAATTGATTGTGTTGTTTATCTGTTCAGCTATTCCTTTGAGTAGTCCAAAGATCAACCGATCAACAAATTCAACAAGGATTGGAGGAAGAACATTAAAGAGAATTCTAGGAAGAGCCTGAAGTCCTAGTTCTATTGCTTTTGCTCTTGCTCTGATATCTTCTTCAACACTCTTTTCGATCTCTGCTACAGTCTCACCTCTTTGACCTAGTTTAGAGGCAAGCCCAATAACAGCAAGAATTCCTGTTATCGCTGTTGCTGCTCCTGCAGATATTCCTGTATTCAAAGCTGATCCTATTTTTCCTCCTGCTTTTCCAAGTAGACCTACAGCCTTTGAAAATGCCTCTCCTGTTCCTATCTTTAACTTTGTTATAAGTTCTTCAAACTTACCCATAAAAGAACCCTCAAACGTAATTTCAGGAACAGAAACACCATCTTGAAAATCTATAGCAGTTGTTGCTCTGTTGAAACTATCTTTGAGATTATCAACCCATCGATCAATTTTCTCAACATTAAAAGCTTGATCAAAACTCTTGTTCAAGAAATTGAATATGATAGAAAAATCAGATATAAATTTATTGACGTCGAAAGATGTAAAACGCTTGAATAGATCATTGATTACATCATTCAAAGTCCTGATCTTCTCTGTTGTTTTCTCTGCTTCCTTACCTAGATCATCCAATTCATTTGTAGCACCTTGAGAACCAGTTTGAAAAGCATCTAATGATATATTTATATTTCCAATTGTATCTTCATACTCCTTCATATCTTCTTTCGCTTTGTCTATTGCATTTCGAAGTTTGTTAGATGGATCTATTGTGTTCAAAGTAAAACCTGCAAGATTTGACATGGCTTTATTCAGAAATTCAATTTCAAGACCTAGAAAATTCAAAGAATTAATTGCTGTTCCTATTACAAGTGTAAAAGAGCCACCCATAAGAGCAATTGTTTGTCTCAATCCAAAATTCAGAAAATCAATAAGTTTATCTGTTAACCATGCGATCTCATCAGATAAAGAATTAACAAGAGAACCTGTGAAGGCTATAACACCTCCTAATTTTATCATCCCTTGAATAAATCTATTTTGCCCATCTGTAGCAGTTACAAACTTTTGTAGTGTTCCATCTAGAACTGTTCCAAGTCCTGATAGAACTACTTGGAATTGTGCTGCCGCTCTTGATGCTTCAAGCCCTGCATCTATTCCGAATTTCTCAGTAAATGATAGAAACTTTTCAAAGTCTCCTGATGCAAGTGCTTGATTCAACTTTGCTCCTGCTTCCCCAAAGAGAGTTACAGCAGCTCTTGATCTTTCTGAAGAATCTGAAATGCCTTGTAACAACTTGATAGAATCCAGGAGAATATCATTGTTTGATCTGAGTTCTCCATTTGTATCTTTTACAGCGATTCCAAACGACATGAATTTCTTTTCAACTGCTGATCCTTCTGTTGATAGTTGTGCAAACTGTCCAGAGATCGCTCCGAGAACTTCTGTAAGACTTTCGGCAGACTGTCCACTTGATAACATTGCTTGTCTCAATCCTTGAATTGTCTTTGCAGATACACCACTTCTAACAGATAGATCATTCAACTCATTGACGAGATCTGTAACTTTCTTAGATGCTTCAAAAGCGGCTTTTGCTGCTCCTAGAATAGCAACACCAACAGCAGCCATAACAGTAGCTACTTTTCCAACAGCCATGCCTGCTTTTTTAAACTCTTCAAATTTGTCTTCTGTCTTTTGACTTTCTTTCTGTGTTTTTTTGAGTTCTTTTTCAACCTTTTCTAAAGCATCAACAACATCTTCAAGACCCTCTTCTGCAGCCTTTGTTTTGATATCTAGAATGTACTCTACAACATTTTTTTGAGCCATGATAACCTCTTTGCAACCTATTATATCATATCTGTCAAGTCTGAGATATTTATAATTGGGAAGAGCATGCTATTTTTCCCCTTGCTTTGCTTCCTTAGAATCTCATTAAACCGCTTTGACCTTTGTATAATACAATGTATGCATATATACAGATCGTCAAAATCAAGATCAAGAATCTCTGTAGGAAGTTTTCCATAAGTCCGAGCAACAAGATCAACAACAAAAACATAATTAGGATCATCCTTGAAACCGCTTTAACCGTTGAATTGCCTCCTGTTGACCTTGCATAGCCTTATTTATAATATTGTTACGATCATCAGAAGTGAAAACACCTACCCATAGAACATTTTGTTCTGCGTTCATTTGTTCCATAGCATGACACAATGTTATATTCTCCCATGTCACGCCTTGATCCTGAGATGCTCTTTTGATAACCTTACAAAGAATCTTATCTTGATCCTCTGATATCCTTGCCATTGTTTCAGGTCTGATCGATTTTGCAAAATCTAGAAGTCTCATAAGTTCTGATTCTTCTAGACCTTCCATTCCTTCCTTATCCGCTTTTTCTCTGATTTGATCGATAGTGTTGAGACCTTTTTGTTTGTTTGATATCAAGACCTCCTGTGCAAGCAAAGAAGAACCCAATCCGATCTGCTCTATCTCAGGAGCAGTCAAGATTCTTCCTTCTATAAGTAATTTACCACCAAAACATTCTACTTGAAATGTAGATGCTTCAGCGATCTCCTTTAAAATTTCCATGATTCCTGCCTTTTATTTTGTTGATCCTTTTTTCAATATAGAATTTTGATAGTGTTGTTTTCTTCTTCAAATATTCTTCCAATATTTCTAGATCATAATCTTTCAGTTTTCTATTGCTATAGAACACTTGGTACAGATATTGATATTTTATTCCTGTTTGCTTTGAGAGAATGTTTATATCTACTTCACATTTGTTCAGTATGTATTCTAGAAGTTTTCGATCCATCTAGTTAGCTACAGAAGAAGATTGATTGTTTGTTATTCTGATTCTGATAGGTTCATTTGAAGCATCCCCTTCTCCTACAAAGGTCATTGTTCTCTCTATTGCTCCAAAAGTATTTACAGCATCATCATAATCTGTAATATAACAGTTACGTATCAATACATTACACAGATCACCATCTGAATTTGTGAATGTGAATTCCAAATCTGATTGAGTACCATTCAAATAATCATCATAAAGATTGTTATCTTGCATTTCCAAAGTCACAGACAATGTAATATCTTTTACATCGTTTGTAATAGGCTCTAAGGTTTTCTTATCTCCTAGAACATTTCTTCTTTCAAGTTTGTTATCAAGTGACAATTCAAAACTTTTCATCTTGTATGTAGCAGAGTTATAATTCAAATCTCCTGATTCATAATGAAAGATTTGACGTCCTGATCCAAAAGAAGAAGTAGTTGCTGTTGATCTTGCATTTGCATCTTGAGCTATTATTTCAAAAGAGGCAGTTACTTCTTCTCCTGCTGTTCCTGAAATGCTCATTGTAGCGACTTTACAACCAAGAAAAACCTCATATTCTCCAGTACCTCTTTGAAGACCTATAGACAAAGACGGAAGTTCTCCATTTGAGGATGGTTCATAATCATGTTGATATTGAGGAGTAGCAGGAGATAGATCTGTAGTAGTAGCAGCACCTACAGCGGCTTTAATCAACATTCCTGTACCCTCATAGAGAAGAGGAAGATCAATAGAACCTCCAACATTCAAAAAAGCATCAAAATGACCATTCTGAAACCCTCCTGCTCCTGATTGAGATAGATGTGTTTTACGTTCTTTCTCTTGTGTTTTTTGAAAAGAAGCAGAGATGATTCTGTTATCAACTGGCATAGAAGCAGCGATCGTTCCATACGTTCCCTCTTCTCCTAGTTTTATAAATGCACCACGTCCAAATTCTAACGGCATGATATCCTCCTATGTAGGTAATAATTTTCGAACTTGTAATAAACTTGACATAACGAACAATTCTAGATCTGTGTTCTGTACAATGCAACGTACAACATAATCAGTATCTACTCTTCCTTGAATGATACGACATTTGACCCAACCATTGATCGCTCTTGTCTCTCCTAGAGAGATCATTGAAGGCTGTGCAACTCCTGAAGAATCCAAAACCTCAAAATCATAATAATCAACCAATTTAAAATCTAGATGCTCTCCTGATGGTAATGATCTAGGAGCGAGCAATTGAGAGATTGGAAACCAAATATCTATTTTTTCATCCGGATCTTTTTGGATGATTGTTGTAGGTACTGTTGAAAGACCGGATTGAGATGCTAGATTAACGACATTCTTAAAGGGAGCACCTAAATAGATATATCCGTTAACGGTTGAAGTTAATCCTGTTGTAGCAAGATCAGAAGATTGATCAGGGTTATCCCAGTACAGCCAAACTTGATGAATAACATTTGCTGCTTTGACTGCTCCGTAATTTGCTCTGAATGTCGCTTGCTTGCTTGAGAAATTCCATGTAACTCTTTCAAAGGAGATCGGTGTATTTCCGTTTTGATCTACAATAACAGCGTCAAAACCATCTGATCTAACATTATTCCAAAAATCATCAAAAGTCGGATCAATGCCTGTAGCAAAGATAACTGATCCTGAAGATACAAGACTTGTATTTATCGCTATAGGTATTCTTCTTTTCCAATTTGAGCTATACCAAGTCATCTATACACCGAATTCAGATTGATGGGATACTCTAACCTCTAACAATGAGATCCCTGTGTTACTTATACCATATTCCTCACCATCTAAAGACGTAAAATTGACAATTACATCTTCTGTAAGACCTGAAAGTCCTAGAGTACGATCTGAAGTGATTGCTTTTTGAATATCTCCTGCAAGATTCATAGCATTCTGAATTCTAGATTCTAGATTTGAT